TGTACACATAAAGAATTAAAAAGAGTATTTCCACAAATAGATGAATACGATCAAAAGACTCCTATATATGGATGGGTTACAGAAACATTTACAAAAGCAGATGATTCGACATTAAGTGTTTACGCTTCTTATGATTCAGGCTTAATGACTCATTTGTTTATTGATGGTAAGTCGCAACAATCAGGAAATCAAACTATAGGCACATCAAGCATTGGTATTATATATTCAGATACAAATGCAACAGACACTTCTTTTAGACTTAGCACAGATATTTCTACTATAAATATTAATACGTTTATAAAAGTTAATGATGAGATAATGTTTGTAAAATCAAAAGCAGATGTCAACCCAGATACTATAACCGTTGAAAGAGGTGTATTAGGAACAACAGCAGCAACGCATGCTCATCCAAATCCTATATATCAACACTTCACACCAACTGTCAATGGAGATAATCTATATGATGCAGATAATGATTTTATAGTATTAAAATTTGGCTCTAACCCAGCAGACTCTTTAGTAGAGGTTGGTGAAAATTTCGCCTCTATGGTAACAGAGTTTAGAACAGATGCAAGTAGATATCTTGATTCTAGGTTAGACCCAAAACTTCCCAAATCACAATGGAAGAATAGCGCAGGTGAATTTGATTATATTATAGTCAGAACAACTGCTTTAATAGCTGTAGCATTTATGATTAGAACTCACACTCCAAATTCAGAAATTTTAGAGTCAGTAGAAGCAGAGTTTGAAAAAAACATAGAACTTTTAAATACAGGTAGAGCATCTATAGGATTTCAAAATACTGGAGATGCATCTAAAGGCGTTATAAGAGATGTTGTTTATACAGATGGAAAACTAAGACCTGTAGATACAAAAGGAGATGCAAGGTTTGTAGATTTTGATTTAATAAAAGTAAAAATTACTACAGCAGGAGCTTTTGGAACAGGAAAGTATTCAGTATTTGTTAAAGACGAAAATATGCTAAAAAACAACAAAGTAGTTGACAATGAAATTATAACAGGAGATTACCAACCATTAGCCTATGGTCTACAAATTAGATTTGGGGGAGATGCAGATTCTGATCAGGCGGCATTAGATGATGAGTTTGAAGTTGAAGTAAGAGGTGTTAATGAGATGACAGATGCATCTGATATTACAGGTATAAAAATGACAAGAAATAGAGGTCTATAATGGCAATAACGCCTGAAGATACATATACTAAAATATTAAGTAAAATTAAAAACATATTTAGAAATGAGTTTAGCGGATCTGTTCCAGTTTACGTTGGGCACGAAACTAAACCACAAGGTAGTCAATATATAAGACTCGATCCATTAGGTAGTGAGTTAATTGAGTTTTTCTCTACAGCAGAAAGCAGAGAATACACAATAAATATGTATTATTATTTTCTAGATAAAAATATAAAGATTTCTTCTTTAGAGCATGTGCTTAGATATACATCAAGAATTGAAGCTTTAGTTCACGACAATATATCTACAACATTATCAGATACATCTAATCTATATAATTGTAGAATAGAGTCTACTGAATTAAATGCTTTAGAGGAAGAAAACGAGTATGTGGTATTACTCGTTTGGAAAGGTCAACACACAGGTAATATCTCATAAGGAGGGATTATTATGGCGAAAGTAAAAGTAAAGTTAAAAGAGGGCGAGAAGTTATCTTCTAATAATAATTTCTCTGGATTAGATGAAAATATTTGGATTGCCCTAAATCAAGGTAAAGAAATAGGAATAGAAGAAGAATCAATTCCTAAATCTATTAAAAAACAAATAACAATAGCAGGGCAATCAGCTCCTGTTAGTAAAAAAGGAGGTAAATAGATATGGCTAATGCTATGTTTTCACCCAAGGATTTTAAGGCATTTGTTATAGAAGAAGCAACTACTGGAACATCACCTGCTATCACATCAGGTTTATTTCAGCTAGACGTTGATTCTGTAGCTTTCCCAAGTTTAAATCCAAATATGGTTATGGACGTAAGAACATCAACAGGAAGAGTTCTAGCAGCTCAAGATTTCTTCCAAGACAATGAACACAGAGAGGTATCAGTTACTCTTTCAGGTATCTATCATAAAGATGGTGGTCATAACATGCTACTACAAAGCGTTTGTGGAAATGCTTTGACACCTGGAGCACTACAAGATGTAAGTTTAGCATATAATGCAACTGGAGTTAGTGGAGCGTATGGAGTCGCAGAAGGAGATAAAACATTTACTCTAGTTTTGGCTGCCCCTGATACAACAGATGGTGTTAATATTGTAATTCCAGGTTGCAAGTGTAGTGAATTTTCAATTACAGCAGACATGGGAACTAACGGTGGTATGTATATGTTCTCTGCTACAATATCTTCTGGTAAGAATCCAAATCTTGCAAATGAGGACACACCTAGTACAACTTCAGGCGGCGCAATTTACGCAGGAAGTGACAAACTATTTATGTCAGGTTTAAGTGCACAAGCAGTTGGTGGAGTTTCAAGTAATATAGTATTAAATAATTTTGGAGTAACTATATCAAGCCCATGTGTATATACTGGTACTTCATCAACAGGATACACAGCATATGGAAGAGCTTCAGAAATAAATGTTACTGCTAATGCACAAGTTAAGTATGATGCTGCAACTAAAGGTTTATTAAATTCTTTTAATACGCAAGTTGCTGGCTCACACTTAACTGCGAATGCTTTAACTATGACTCAAACTTCAGCTACAGATTGTTCGATATCTTTGCCAGCTGCAATACTAACTAACGTAGCACTAAGTGAAGGCGATGTTATGATGATGGATGTTGAGATGAAAGGTGTAGGAGTAGGATCAGGAAATGTAATAACTTTTGACCTTGCATCATAAAAATAAAATAAGAGGATAATAAAATGGAAATAAAACTAAGCACAGGACGTAAACTAAAACTAAAAGAGATTACTAGAGATATGAAAGATAATATATCAGACACTATCGAATACAATCATGTTGAAGATAAGGATGGTAATTGGCAAAAAGTTGACATGAAAGCTCCACAATCAATGATTACTCGTTGGATGCGAGAATTTATTATAGGTGGAGATTTTAAGAAGTTTACAACAAACCCAAATGGACAGCCTACAGACGATGTCATAGATCAAATGAATATGATAGAGAGAAATGATTTCTTTGCAGAAATTCTGAAGTCTGTCTTTGGGGGAAACGAAGTAGCCTCCGACTCGAACTCAACATCTTAATAGATGATTGGGTCGGAGGGTTTTATTCTGACTCATATCCATATGAGGCTTTAGTTCCTATTTGGATTAATGGGGTAAGACCAAATGTAAGATTTACTTGCGATGAGGATGTTTGGCATATAATAGATTTAATTATAGCTGAAACAATCTCATTAAACAAAGAAGGTGGAAAAAATTTCGATTTAGTATTAGCTATCAAGGCTCAACTACCTTTCTTTGCGTGTAGCAAGGCTATATACTGCGAAAAATCGCAAGAGCTAATAGAGATGTATCTTTATTGTAAAGAGTTTGGAATTGCCCCATATCCAGGGACATACAAAGATCAGCCTGCAGATTGGATTAAAAATGTTTTTTTGATAAAATCAGCTATTAACAAAAAAGAGAAAGAGCAATATGCCAAAGCAAAAAATAACCGTTGAGTTTACACAAACAGGTGCGCCACAATTAATTAAGTCTATTCGTGACCTTGCTAATGAAAAAAATAAATTAAATGGCATAAGTAAAGAAGTTACGAAAAATGCCAAAAAACAACAAAAGGCACAGCAACGGGTAACTAAAGCTAATAGAGATGGAGAGAAAGGTTTTGAAGGACTACTTACTACAGCTGCTTTAGCAAGAAATAAATTATTACTTGTAAGTTTTGCTGCAGGACTAGTCGTAAAGCCCATTGCAAATATTACACGTAATGCTATTAATGCCGCCGCATCTTTTCAATCCTTACAAGTTAGATTAAATCAATTATTTGGGTCTTTAGGTGAGGGTAAAGCAGCATTTGATCAATTTAATGCACAAGCTGCAAAGACTCCATTTGCCTTAGAGGATATAGTAAATGCTGGTGCTCAATTAAAAGCGTTTGGTGCAGACTCAAGAGAATTATTAACTGAAATTACAGACCTTGCTGCATTTATGGGTACAAACGCAACTGAAGCAGCAAATTCATTTGGTAGAGCATTCGCAGGAGGAGCAGGTGCTGCAGATATACTTCGTGAAAGAGGCGTTCTTAATCTTGTAAAATCATTTGCTAAAGTAGACGATATATCAAAACTTACATTGCCAGAATTTAGAAAAGCATTGATAGGAGCAATGAGAGATCCCCTTATAGGTATACAGGGCGCAACCGCAGCGATGGCAGATACTTATGTAGGTAGGCTTTCTAATATGCAAGATGCTACCCAAAGAATGCAAGCTGATCTTGGAAATCTTTTAATGCCAGCTGCTGAAAAAACTATGGGTGTAGTTACGAATTTAGCTAATGAAATAGGTAGATTGTTTAAGGAAATGAATGAAAGTCCACTTGCAACTTTAGTTAGAGAAATGGAAGAATTAGGAGTAGAAGCACAGAAACTAGCTGGGTTTAAAATTATATTAAATACAGAAGATTCAATAGAGAAAATTGCAAACTTAGCTACTGACGTTAAAGATTTAAGAAAAGAATTGTTTGACTTAGGCGATTTTGATGAATTTATGTTTATGGATTTCGGTGACATTGGAACTGGAATGGAGCAAATGGAAAAAATGAATTCATTTTTAAAAGATGAGTTAGGTGAGTCATTGAGTAGTATAGAAAAATCATTTGCTGGAGAGGGTGGTTTATTTGACATTGAAAATACAAAATCAATGGAAGATGCAATAGGAGATTTAACTGGAGCGTTGTTAACAGCTAGAGGAGAAATACTTGAAAATGTGTCTGCTACAGGCGAACAAACAGAAGCCGATAAAGCTGCTTTTGAAGCAGGAAGTAGGAATATAAGATACTTAGCAAGCCTAGTAACTAAGATACAACAAGTTATAAAGGTAAGAAAAGATCAGGCAGACTTAGAAGACTACTATCAAGGAATATTAGAAGGGAGAGAAGGGGAAAAGCCGATATTTAGCGTAGAAGATATGGAGTTTATAAAGATTTATAAAAAAATATTAGCTGATAGTAATGAGGAAAGAGTTAAGGTAATAGACAAGCAAATAGAAATGTTAAAACTTTTCGAAAAAGAAGGCAGATTTTTAAAAGCAAATACTTTTGAAGCAGGTCAGTTTGAAATAGTTTTAAAAGCTCTCAATGATCAAAGAGATAAACTTTTAGAAAATCCTATTGTAAAAGAAGACGATGTAATGACTCTTCAAAAAATGCAAGATGAGCTTAAAAAGCAACGTGATGAATACACCAATTTACAAACCATACTTAAAGATATCGAAGATTCAGGGTTTTATGATAAAAACAAAATTCCTGATCATTTAAGAGAATTAACAGACGAAACTAAAACTTTAAATGACGAAAATAAAAAGCTACAAGATAGACTTACAAGTCTATATAAAGGTACAGAAAAATCTCAAAAAGAGGCAATACAATCTAATATTGACTTTTTAAAGTCTAATAGAGATAATGAAGAAATGCTTTCTAAGGTAGGTATGACAGTAGATGATGTAGATGCTGCCATAAAAAAATATACACAGGATTTAAATAAATTAAATGATGTTCTAGAATTACAATCATATCCTGAGTTTTTAGCACAAATTAAAAAACAAGCTTCAGAGTTTAAAAATTCATCTAATAATATGGATATTCTTATTAAGAACTTTCCATTACTAGATGAGGTGTATAGAAATTATATTAAAACTCAGGTTATGGGTCTTGAAACTACAGATGACGTAAATCGAGAAATAGCAAAAGGCGTTATAGAATTACAAAATTTTGAAGATATGCAAAAACATGTTGAGGGTATGTATCATGGAATGAATGATATGCAGAAAAAAGTCGCAGAATCTTTAGGATTTTTATCAGATGAATTTAAAGAGTTGAATGGTATAGGAGTAGAGAAAACATTTGGAAATATAGAGAGTAAACTTAAATCTTTATTTGATGCTAGCACAAAAGGTACAGTTGCCAATTTTATGGGAGATTTTTCAGACTATAAAGCGCAAAGAGCAGATTTAGTAGCCCAAATAGACGCAGAAGAAACAAGTGCTGATCAAAAAGAAGAACTTGCTAAGAGAATTAAAACTTTAGATGCAGGTTATAAAATTTTAAATAAACAATTCCAAGATTACACTAATGGATTGCACGTTGGTGGTAGAGCGTTGACAAAAGTTATGCAATTAAGCAAAAAGCATAATAGCGAGCAAAGAAATGAGCTTGTAGCATATAGTAAGGCACTAAATGCCATAGATGAAAATTCAATGAGCACAGAAGCTTTAGCTAACGAAAAAAGAAATGCGACAAAAGCAATACACGAGTTTGATGCTGCAAACGGAGATACAGATGCTGCGTTTAAATTATATGTGATGAACGCACAAGATTCCATAGAAGCAGATAAATTAGCTGAGGAACATAAGCAGATGCTAATAGATAAGTTTCCTGAATTAGCCGAAGCCATAGGTTTTGTAAATCAAGGTTTTACGTCTTATGTAAAAGCATTAGAAGAATCAAAATCTAAGGAAGATGAAGCTTTAAGAAATAAAATGCATCTTATAAATACCGATAGAGATCAGGCTAGAGAGTTAGGTTTACTAGGAGATACATATAAAGAATTTAAAAATAATTTAGAGGTACAAATAGCTACCAGACAGCATCTCATAGATAAGACCAAGCAATTAAAGAAAGAAGAAACGGACTTGTATAATGAGATGGTTAAAACAGGTAAAATACAAAGCGTAGAGCAACTAGAAGGCACAGAAGATCCATATCTAAAATTTAAAAAAGGTATAGAAGATAAGATAAAATCTCAAAAAGAAGAAGAAGGTATATTAGAGAAATTAATTAGATTAGAACCTGTTCTTTTTGAACAAGCAGTAAAACGAAATATACTTAATGAAGAGCTAACTGATGCTCAGATAAAACAAAATCAACAATTTGAAAGCCTTATAGGTCTAATTGACCAGGTTGAAGTTAGTTCTGATATTAAATTGCAAAAAGATTTAGAAAATTTAAACGCAATTAGACAAAGCAAAGAGCTACAAGAAAAGTATAATGTCACACTTGATGATTTAGATGTTATACAACAACAAGTAATTAAAAACTTTCAAAAATCATCTGAAGAGGCAAATAAAGCAAATAAAGAACTTCAAGAATTTATTAACACGACAGCAGAAGATATATCAGGATTTGGAGATAGTCCTAACCTTTTAGGAGAAAACCCGTTCCAAGAAGAAATAGATGCTTTAAGTGAATTCCAAGAAGAGTATCAAAATATGGTTGATGGGATGCAAAATCCGACAGATCAAATGATTAATACTTTACAGAGTGTTCAAGATCAAATAGATCACTTAACTGAGGTTGGCAAGTTTTTACAAGTAGGTGAAACTATTATAGAGATTGCAGAAGGGTTTATGACATCAATTGAGATGGTGGTAAGTTCATATTCTGAAAGAACCCAAGCTGCTTTAGATGAAGATATGGATAGATTAAAAAATAGTATGCAGTATCAAAAATCTTCTAGAGAAGCTCAAGTTAAAATGGAAGAGGGTATTAAAAAGAAACATCAAGAAGATGCGCTAAGAGCATTTAGGTTTCAAAAAGCCCTACAAATAGCAGAAACTGTGATGAATACTGCAACGTCCATAATGCAAGCGATTGAATTAAACCCAGGAGGATTAGGTCTACCTCAATCTGCAATCATAGCTGCGCAAGGAGCTGCACAATTAACAGCTATAGCGTCGCAACAAGCTCCTAGTTACGAATTTGGTGGATTAGTTGGAGGCAGAAGGCATTCGGGTGGAGGAACATTAATTGAAGCAGAGCGTGGAGAATTTGTTATGAGTAGAACAGCTGTTAAAAATATAGGCGTTTCTACTTTAGATAGAATGAATAGAGGTATGGGCGGATCTCAATCAATAAATATTGTGTTCGAAGGAAACCTTTTATCGGATGATTTTATCATTGACGAAGCGATACCAAAAATTAGAGATGCTATAAGAAGAGGAGAAACACTTACAGACTAATGAGGATATTAAATAAAAAATTCAAAATAGGCGTTGATAATTCAAATACAGCAATTACGCCAATAGTTACAATAGGCAAACATAGAAACGATGGTATACCTGAAGTTGGGAATGCTATTGCTTTATCTACAAAATATTTTTCTCAATCAACTATGGCACAAGATTTTGTCCTTTTGCCAATATTAAAAAACTTTCCAAATACTACTACATCACTTGATATAGCCAAGGCAGATTATAAGATTTCATCATTTACATTTCAAGTATTAAATATAAAGCATGATGGAAAATCGCTATCAGATCATTTGTCTAATATATCAAACACAGGTCTTTTAAGTCAAGAGGTTGGATTCTTCTTAGCCTCTCAAAGTAATAGTTATTTAGGAGATTGTTTAAAGGTTTATAGTGGAATTATAACTAGCATAAAAAGTGATGACAAAACAATATCAATAACTTGTGAAGATTATAGTTCACAAGTATTAGAAAAAGAAGTTCCGTACGCTAACTTATCATTAGAAGACAATGGAAAGTTTAGAACTGAGCCATATCCTATGAATTATGGATATTTTATTTATAGTAAAATGTTTTTAAAACCTGATGATACTAGTGCAGAAATTGTTGGGGTATTTGATAATCCTAGTTCGTTTTATGGCAATGCTAGCAATTTTATTAAGGGAGTGCATTTCTTTGATGGACTTTCTGAGGCTAGAATGAGCAAGCAACACTCAGGATTATTTGCAAGATATGATGAGTTAATGGAGTCAAAGAAAGGTAAAAACCTTATTGGTGGTCAACAATGGTATGCAGACCCCTCTAAAAAAGCTGTGAGGTTTGGAAAGTTTGATGGTGAAGGAAGTAAAAACTTTTTTGGAGATAATCAATTTGAAGCAGAGTTTCATTTTAACAAATTGGGCTACACTAGTTCTTATGCAACTAGCAACATGGTTTTTGAAAATATAAATATATCTGACCCTTATGATTTGGTCGATGCTTCAGAAGTTAAAAAATTCCCATTAATTACAAATATTTATGCTCCAGTAAATGAGGACACTCTTGATGCTGGTGATAATGCACGTTACTATTGGCAAGAATGGGCAAATACAAACACTTATATACCTGAAGGCACATTTCTCCACCCATCTGGATATCATATTCAAAAGGGAATTTTATACAATAATAGTCAAATAGAAGAAGTTGAAAATTTAAATTCTTATAATGAGCATTACACTTCTGAAAATGAATATTTAAGAATAGTTGATTTTAGCTCAGAAGCATATATTTCAGGTGCAATGGGCATGGGAGCAGATGCTGTCAATAGTTTGCCAAACATAAATGGCGTAACAACAAATTCTGGACAATGGCATGATACTGGTGCTACCGTGGGAGTTGATTGCTTATTTGAAACCCCACCTCAAATGGTTGATAATCAAAGAATATACTTTACGCTTGAGATGGATATGTTTGCTAGAATTCAAAATCATCTTTATGAACAAGATTTGTCACCTTACACTAATGGCTACCAAAGCAATTTCATAGATAAGTTTCCACAAATAACTAGATGGTATAGAGGAAACAATGTACTTCCTAGGTTTGATTATCCAAGTCAAATGGGATCAGATCAGTATGGAGAACATTCGACAATGCAAATGCCATGTATGCCTGCGTTATTGTATTGGATAGACGATAAGCCAGCAGGTGGGTGGTACGCAGTTCAAAATATAGGAAATATGAATAATGCAAATGATTTTCCACCGAGCCATGAGGGTCAATACGAAGGTGTTCATATTAAAACTGGATCAGCTTTTGCAGGTTCAGGACAAAATTTAAGAAGCTTGACTTTTTCAAGAATGGAAGAAGATGATTGGAATTTTGAAACTGATGAGTATTTTGATCCAAATAATTTTATTGGAAGGATTTTAGGAGCAGGACTTGGTGTACAAGATAATAATACTCCATACACTAATGATGGTGAAATTTGCGCTAATTTAGGTATGTTCGTAGATTATGGAGCTAGTGAAGAAAGTTGGATGAATCAAGAAAAGACAAGGGGTGCATTTGTCAATCATGCTGCCAATCATTCAACTTTGATTTATAATTATATTCCACAAGAATTTTTCGAAAATGAAAGCGATTTAGATAGACAAGCAATTTTCCAACATTTAAAAGATAGTTACAATCTCATAAATAGACAAATATTTTTCACAGAAAAAGGACAAGCCCCTCAAAGTTTAAGTTTGAATCTTTGGGATTCTAGTATGTCCAGAACTATTTTTACAGATCCTAATGGAAATTATCCATATCATTTACCTGATGATGCTGAACAGGGGGAATTATGGATAAGAAGCTTAGGGTATTATATGATTTATGTAGCCCAAGATTTTCGCAATACTGATTTTTATGCATATTTAAAAAACGGAAGAAGAATTGATCCTCAAGGAAGTAATGCATCTTTAGTAAATGAATTCCCACATGATGTTGATACGGTAATATCAAATCCAGCTGCAGTATTTAGTGATATATTAATCACAGAAGTTGGATATAATTTTTCTTATACTAATGAAACTTTTTATAATCATTCTAAATTAATGGAAGCTTGGGAGGTTGCTTTCAACCAACATGAAATATCTCCAATCTGGTATTTAGAAGGAGATGAAACATTAAGCTATACAAATAAACATAAATTCGGATTTTCATTATCTGATAAAATTTCTACAAAAAATTTATTCAAAGATTTAGCTAACGAATGTCGATTAAGACCATATTTTAATGGTAAAGACTTTACATTTTTAGTCATAAAGGATAATTACAATGCGATAGGCGTCATCCCAGATCCTGATACAGACCCTGGGGATGATACAGGGGGTGATGATACTATTGTAGAAGATGTTTATGGATGTACAAACCCAGAGGCATTTAACTTTAATGAATATGCTAATATAGATGATGGTAGTTGTGAAGAAGTAGTTTATGGATGTATGGATACACTTGCTGATAATTATAATGAAAATGCAAATACTGCTGATAGTAGTTGTGTTTACTCGGGTTGTACTAATAGTTTGGCTGATAATTATAGCGATATAGCTACTATAGACGATGGATCTTGTGAATTTAATGGCATACCCGAAAACGAGTGGATATTTGGATGTCCAAATCCATTGGCAATATCATTGGAGGAAGCGCAATTTTTATTTGAGCAAGGAACTATCCCCGAGCTTTCAGGTTACTTCCAAGAAAATGTAACTTTTGGGACAAATGATGATTGTATCTTCCCTTGGGATTTAGATGAAGGTGCTTTAGTATATGGCTGTACTGATGAAAATGCATCAAACTATAATGAAGGCGCTAATTTAGATGATGGAACTTGTGAGTATTCAACAGTAGATAAAGAAATTAAAGTAACATTTACTTTGATAACCACATCCTCAATTCCAGTTTCATTACATTATGATACTGACTTTGAAAGATCTTGGTATGCTGCAAAGAATTTTGTAGGACATTGGGATGCTGAGAATGCTTGGGGTGACACAGTTTACTTGACAGACGCTGACGGTGATGATGTTACGTTTAATGATAATGGTTCTTTTATCCATACAGGTGGTTCTGCATGGCAAATATTAGAAGGCGGTATAAGATATAATAATTTAAGTGAATACCCTCCAAAAACTATTATAATACATCCATATCCTGTTGACTTATTTGACACGGACGATTATAGTGAGGGAAATACTTATAATCCATTTACTTCTGAGTACAATATATTCAAAAGTAATACCATTGGCTTTAGTACCGACCATAAAATAAATCCAAAATATGAGCAATACTTTCAAAGTTTTACAGGTGCTGATCAAGGCTATGGAGTTATTGGGGCAGGACGTAATTTTTTCATACCTAACTATGATACTAATTCTGATACGCCTCCTTACACTACAGGCTTTGGATTATTAGTAGATAGTATAGTATTGGAGCACGAACAAAGAATACCCTTAACTGATAACGCCACTAATACTCAAGATCATCCATTTGAAATTATTAATAGATGGTATACTGTTGAAGCTACACTACCAAGACCAAATAAGATTATTCACAATACAGGTGGCGCAAATGATTGGGAGTGGCAATATTTTCACCCACAAAATGTATGGTTTAGTAATCCTGCCTTTTCTACATATTTAACTAATGATTGGATTTATAATTTATTAGATTTAAATGGAGAAGAGGCTTTGGATGGTTTATTTGATTATTCATATATACAAGAAAATATACAGGGTGCAGGGTCAGGTGGTGTATTAAGCACTTTTGAAGCGGGAAATGTACCAGTTGGCATAACTATTCAAGGGCTTAATTATTATAGTCCTTTAGATTACGTCCCAGACGTTGGTGAGTTTGTAGATGTAGTTCCTGATTTAATGCCTGGATCTTGGAGTCATCAAAGTGTATATGCAGTTGGAATGACTAGCGTAGTTTCTAGCTGCTCTTATAATCGTTATACAAATATTGATGAATACAATACCGTTACATCTAATCATCGTGGCTGTCCAATTCCAATAGCTTTTATGGTAGTTAAGTCTTATGACCCCAATGATACTGTTGGATATGCTTACCCAAATCAATCAATGATGCCAATGAGAAATCCAAACGAAACTTTCTATAACGATGATGAGCTTTTTAGTGGTGGATGGCAAGAGGAAAATGTAACTGGGTCTTATCCTTTTGGTGGGGAAGAATTTTCTGAGGTGGGACAAGATAAGCGATACGCTATGAACTATTCTCCTTCACACTCAAGCCACAATATAGGCACGAAAACAGAGAATTGGATAAACAAAAGAACAGATATGAAAATAGGAGGCACTTATGAGCCGATAGGTGTTAATTGGCGTTTAGAAAATATTTCAAACACGCAAGGTTCAACCAACACTTCAAGATCTACTCCTTTTTCTAGAAATGAATCAGATATATCAAGAATAGTAAAAAAACATGATGTTATAAAATATAATATTACAAGCACAAAAACTAAAGACGTTGTTGGTAGGTGTAGGGTAAAATTTAACTCCACTACAGAAAAAGAGGGATTCGAATTTGGAACAGATTATTTTTATTGGTATGATATACCATCTATAAAAAAATATTATGAAGATCAAGGGGTAACTCCAACTGATACGACATTGCAAGAATTTTACAACATAAATTCTAATGAGTCTTCTGACGAAGATGGTAACATAACTACGTTTAAAGATTGCGAGTTAAATGTAGAGTCAAAATATGTAAATGATATACATTCTGCCAGATCTTTAGCTCAATTTTTGCTTGGTTGGAATATGAATACACACACCCAAATAAACCTTACACTACCTTTTGAATATATAGACTTAGAAGTGGGAGATATAATTGCAATTGATAAATTATTAGGCAATGATTTGATTGTTGGTGGAGAAGATTATAGTTACGAAAATTTCATTACCAATGTCAATAATGGTGTTGTGAATTACACGACACGCTTAGGTCAAGTAATTTTGCCAATGTTCATGATTGATAAGTTAAGAATAAACTCCAATATGACAATTACAATATCAACTACACAACTGCATGATTGGGCAGGGCTAAAGGGGTATAATTCAGACGTACAATTAACAGTAGGATCAACGCCTCCACCATTAGGAGATGGCGAAGAAGAAAGTGAATTAACTTATGGTTGCACAGACGAAACAGCACTTAATTATGATCCAGATGCAGATATAGATGATGATTCATGTGAGTATGAAGATGTAGGGGTTTTAGGGGATGTTAACGGAGATGGTAATGTTGATATATTAGATGCTGTTACTATGATTCAAATGGTGTTACAAGCTACTCCACCTTCAGATGCAGCTGATGTAAACGGAGATGGTGTGGTGAATGTTCTTGATGTAGTTACTTTGATACAAATAATTTTAAACTAGGAGATAGAATGGCTGAATTTGATGCAACACAAGCTAGTTCTAATGAACTATCAATTAGAAAAGAAAAGCTTACAAAAAAACAAAAGCAAAAAATTAGGCATAATAGGTATAGTAAAAATAAAAATCAGTCTGCAAGAAATGTAGAACCTGTTAGGGCTTTAGTCACTTATGGAGGTGGTGTTTGCGAGATAGAAACCACAGGTGATGTGTATGGTATAGAGATGCATTACCGAGGAAATTTACATATAGTATCTCAACACGCAAAATTATACGATTTAAATAAAGGTATAGGTGGATGGGTTATGGCTGCAAATAATAACACTGGTAAGTTGATTTACTTGAGCTATGATGGAGAGCCAATTAATGCTACACAAGAATTATTCAAATATAAAGGGAATGTATCTTTTCATAGTGTTATTGTAGCAGGTAGTGAAACTCAAATAAGAAGTGAATTAAAAACTTTTGAAACTGATCATTTTTCATCGCTAAACACACCTTTTAATAAATTAGACAGAAAATTTAAAGTAATTAACTACACAAATAAAGCAAGGCTAACTCCAAAGAACTTTACAGGATACGAAGTCCCTAAAACAAAATTAAAAGGTAAAAACATAACAACTAAAAATACTATAAGAAGAACTACTATCTCTGGTGGCGGTGCAACAGGTAGCTCAGGTGGTGGTTCAGGAGGAGGAGGATACTAATGGCGTATGGCAGATTAAATACACCACGATTTTATATGGATGCTAATTTACTAGCATATACCACAGGAATGGTAGATATGGGAAATAGTCCTGATGGTAATCCCATGACACTTGATGAAAATGAGTCTTTGTTTACATTAAATCCTTGGCGTGCTAAAAGTATGCAAGTTAAAACTGACGATAACAACGGATTGCCTAGGTATATATCATATGGTGGGTCAAACAAAACAGAGTCTAGTAAAATAGTACCAAGTTTGGATTGGTTTGGGATTTTAGGTATAAAAAAAGATATTCCAGCAAGAGATATAGGTTTTACTTTTGGAGGGTTTTATGAAAATTCACAGGGTACACTAACAAATGATGGCGAAACTGTGACTACTATAGAAACTTATGGGGAAAATGCATTTAATGGTCGATTTGGAATACAGAATGGTTATTTTTTAGCAAGATTTACAAACCCTTATGTTAACAATGTTGCAGATGATAAGTATTTCACAACATCTAGTTTTTATTTGACAGCGGGGACTAATGAAGACGTTGGTCAAGATCCAGAATATGCTATTGACATTGGAGCTTTTTGTTGTGGATGGAGTTACACTCCTTCGGCAAATCCTGATCTTCAACTTACAGAGTCTTTTTCACAAGATGGAGTTCAATCTGTTAGAACAATCGGAGGCAAAGACCTAACTAGAATTAATCATACAGGTTGCCCACAATGGCTAGGAGATGGTTTGATGCCATTTCAAAGATCAAATATAAGAAATTCGGTTACAGATGGAGAGCGAGCTACTTATCTAAGTACAAGAAAAAGATGGTCTATGCAATTTAGTTACATAGCTGATACAAAATTAAAACCAAATCATATTCATGATAATGAAAATCAAACAATAAACGCTCCATTTACTTCATCGTTTCAAGTAGTCACTATTGATGAGCAACCAACAGCACAACTCTCATACACGGGTATAAACGATGATTTTATCTCTAAGGTATGGTATGGGTCGATGTCGGGAACTCTTCCGTTCATTTTTCAGCCAAATAAGGATGTAGATGAATTTCATATCGTAAAATTTGTAGATAGAAATTTAGAGTTACAACAGGTAGCTGCAAATACTTTTAATGTGTCATTCGAACTAGAAGAGGTTTGGTAATTTATCCTCGCCCAAACCCCTTCAACATTAAGCCCCTTTTATAGGGGCTTTTTGTTTTACAAGGGTACACGGATGACGGAGGAGTTACTTACCCTCGTATAGCTCTAATTTGTCTTTTAATTGGCGCATTCTACGCATTTCTGCAAGATAATCATCATACCTAATAAC